CCGGAATACGATATTATGGTAGCGTTCTGGGCAAAAATGAAATCTATCCGCGAAGAGGCAGAACGAATCGCCGAAATCACCGGTGCACCAGAATTCAAATGGACCCCAGGGGTTGTTGGAGGAGGGGCACCTGAGATTGACTATTCTGCCCTCGGTTGGGAAAAAATAGATAAATGGGTACGGGAGCGGAAACGCCAAATGCAAGCTGCTCTCCAGCTTGAAGTCCCTGCCTGGAAATGGGAAGCTGGCGGGTTGGGGGTGGGGCCGATGGAGGAAGCCTTAAAGCGCGTGGGAAAATTCAGGGATGAGTTTAGGCGGGTGCAACAGTATTTGAGGGAACAGCAAATCACGGAAACAGAGCGCATGATGGACAACTGGAGAATGTATTTTAGCCAGGTGTTCGGCCTCCACGAGATGTCAAATGAGGAGATTGAGGGATTGTGGTCGACCTTAAGTGAATCGCAGTTGGAACGATTGACCGAAATGTACGAAGCTTGGGACGAATGGCTCAACGGATTCCTGACGGGGATGAAAGAGGCGGTGAGCGCGGCTTTATTGGCTGGGGAAGGGATACAAGGCGTGTTTCAGCGTTTGGGGAATTTTATTCTGGATTATTTTGTGGGGACCGTTATCAGGACGATGATTGATGAACTCTATAAAGCTCTCGCGCTGAAAGAGGCTCTTGGAGGTTTCTTCAGTGGATTCTGGAGTTGGCTCCTCCCCTTCGGCGGGGGCGGCACGCTGGTCAAGGCGTTCCAGCACGGTGGCACCTTCCCGGAGGTGGACACGCGCACGGCCGGCACGGTCAACCGCGCCACCATCCTCCCGATGGCGGGCGAGCGCGGACCGGAGGCGTTCGTGCCGCTTGAGGGCGGCTCCATCCCCGTGACCATCAGAGGAGGGGGCAGCGGCGTGAGCATCGGGAACATCGACGTGGGCATCACGGTGTACGCCGAAAGCATCAGGGACCTCTATGACCGCAACCGGGCCGAGTTCGAGGACACCATCGCCGACGCGGTGTCGGAAGGCATCCGCCGGGGCGCGGTCGCGGCGACCAAACTGGAGGTGAGGCGCTGATGGCCGTCCACCGCTGCCGGCTCAGCGACGGGACCGCGAACGTCGACTTCAACGTCGCCGAACCGCACCAGAGGCCGTGGCTCTACGAGGAGGACGTGGTCCGGGCCGCCGATGGGACCGAATGGCGGTACCAGTGGTGGCGGAAACGGACGTGGCAGTGCGATATCCACACGATGGCCAAGACGGATGCCGACCAGGTGAACACGTGGCGGAGAACGAACGAACGGCTCACGTTCTATCCCGATTACCAGGATGCCTCGGCCACGAGTTACACGGTCACGATCCAGAACAAGTACGAGCCGATGCAGATGAGGGATTCGGCCGGGGGATGGGACCGGGACTTCAAGGGGACCATCGACCTGGCGGAAGCATAAGAAAATATTACGGCGTAATAATCGGAGGGAATGACTTGGCCACTAGTTCAGACCTTGAAAATTTTACCCCGGAAGAGCTGGAGCGCTGCACGCCCCAGGAGATCGAGGACGCGCTCGCGGTGCGTATCGCGGTGAAGAACCCGAAACTGGCGCGGCGTTTCTTCGAGTTCGACGACACGGACCGGAGCAACTTAGTGGCGCGCTTCGGCGAGGTCGTGCGCGAGGGCGGGAAGGTGGTCGCGACCGCCGGCTCGCTCGACCTTGTGAACACGACCGGTTTCTTCTCCAACCTGTTCAACACGCCCGAGGACGCGGACAAGAGCGTGGCGCTCAAGGTCGGGTTCCCGGCGAAGAAGACCGTGTTCACCGGCAAGGGACTGCGCGTGGAGGCGCGGCGCACCCTGATGACGCTGTTCCTGCGCGACAAGTTCACCGACCTCCTCAAGAACGCGATCGGGGACGAGGACACCGCCGTCACCTACGGGCAAACCGAACTCCTCACCGACGGGGGCCTGGAGGCGTGGGACGACGCGAACACGCTGACCAACTGGGACGATGGGACCGAACCGGTCCCCATTCTGCAGACCGAGGGCGAGCATGGCGGAACCTACGACTGCAAGATATTGGGCGACTCTGGCGGTGATCTCAACTACATCGAACAGAGCGGCATTGCCATCACTGGCGGGAACGCTTACGAGCTCTCGTTCTGGCACATTCAGGACACGGGCGAGACCAACCAGGGGTTGAAGTACTACATTAAGGACGAGGACGGCTACTACCTGCAGTCTGACGGCTCGTGGGATAATTCCGAGACGTACCTGACCGTGACCGTGGGCCAGACCTACGCGCGGGAGAGCGTCGTCTTCGTCACCCGTGCCGATGCCGAGACGCTCACGGTGCGAATCAGGAGCAGCGTGGCCACGGAGGACGATTGCCGGGTGGACGACATCACCCTCCATGACGGCAACCCGGCCTGCATCGCCTGGAACGTGCTGGTGGTCAAGAACGGGCTCGATTCGACCGTCGGCTCCAGCAACGCCGACATCGACTACGCCGATTGGGAAACGTGGGGGGACGACTGCGGGGAGGCCGAGCTCTGCCTCGGATGCAGCTTCAAGGGGACCGAGACCGAACGCATCCTGAATCTGCTGGCGAAGTACAGCCATTCCTACGTCTACATCAACGAGGACGGGAAGGTCGACTTCAAGCGGATCAAGTCGGGCGGTTCGTCCGTGATGAGCATCGGCGAGGACGAATGGTCGGAGTACAGCGCACCCACGGAGAAGAAAGACCTGGCGAACGACATCACGGTGGCGTACGACTACGACGGGGCCGCATGGGCGGGCACGGTGACGGACTCGTCCACCGCGTCGCAGACCACCTGGGGCACGTTCCCGCACCTGGTGCAGGAGACCGACATCTGGCACGAGACGCAGGTCTCGGCCGAGAGCTATGCGGCGAAGCACTTGGAGCTGTACGCGAACATGCCGAGCTACATCAACGTCACCGGGCCGCTGTGCCTGGTGGACCTCGACATCGGCGACATCGTGAAGCTCACCCTGTCCGAACTCGACCTCAGCGACCAGTACTGCCGGGTGGAGCGGATACGGAACAACGCGCTGGTCAACTCGAAGGTGACGCTGACGCTGAAGAACCTGGCCACGGAGAACTTTTTCTTCAACATCGACTCGGCGGACGAGTGGGAGGACGGGACCATCCCGACCAATATGAAGAAAGGCGACGGCTACATCATCCTGAAGCGCAACGCCGGCTCCTATTTCCAGTTCGACACGGCCGACTATGGGCATGTGGCTACCCCGAGTTCAGTCACCTACATGGAGGACAAGGAGGTCGACAACTCCGGGGAGGACGACCTGCAGATCCAATGGCGGATGACCGTGCAGATCATCAGCGGTTCCCAGGGGCCGGCCGAATTCGGCATCCAGATCTACGACGAGGAGAACAACCTGCTCGACAGCGAGGACTGGCAACAGGCCATCAGCTCCACCCCCACGACGGTGACGAAGACGGCGACGCTCGACGTTTCCGGGATCAGGGCGGGGCAAACGATGAGGATCAGGCGCTGGGTGAAGGGCAACAATCTCAGTTTCACGACATCCTACACGCACATCAAGCGTATGAGCTACGCCTCGACCGCCACTTACACGTCGAAGCACAAGTACTGGGAGGCGACGGTGAATTATGCCACGTGCGCGGTCGAATCGACGTTGAACGGGGAGAGCGCGACGGTGCAGCTGGAGACCTCCGAGGACAACTTCTCGACCACCGAGGATACCTGGGGAGGACCGCAGGCGCTCTCCGGGGGGGAGGAGAGCTTCGACGTCTCCGCGCTCCAGAGCTCGAAGTACGTCCGGGCGAAATTCGTGCTCAATTCCAGCGACGGTGGCGCGTCCCCGCGGGTGGATTTGTGCCAGGTGTTCCCGTCATGAGGGAGGTGAGGGTATGTCGGTAGACAAAGACGTTGACATGTTCCTGATGAGTTGGGCGCTGGAGCGGTACCTCGACTTCGATCTCGGCATCGGGGAGAGCGGGAAATGGCACGCCAACCGGGACGTGACCATCACCGAGGTGAGCTATCATAACAAATCGGCCGGGACGGCGCTGACGAGCGCGGCCACCGTGACCAACAACGGAGACGCGGCATCATCGTCCAGCGCGGACCTTGCCGCCGACACCTCCGAGGCGGACACGACGATCACGAACGCGGCGGTCACGGACGGCAACTATATCAAGGCCACGGCGGGGGACCAGCCGATGCACATCACGGTCACCGTGAAGGTGACGATGGGGTGACAAAATGAGAACATGGATTGCGCTTGCACTAGGGATAATCGCCGCGATGGTATTCTGCGGCGCGGCATTGGCGGGACCGCCCACGGCGATATTGCTGACGGAGATCGCCACCGCCCCGGCGACCCCGGCGGCGGGGGAGTTCTACATTTACGCGCTCTCGGCCGACTCCACGCTCTACGGCAAGGGTGACGACGGGACGGCGCATGATCTAGAGGCGGCTACCCTTGGTGCCGATTCCGTCAATGATACCCACATTGATTGGGGTACCGGTGCGAATCAGGTGGAACTCTCGGATATCCCCGCAACCGGGGCAGCTACTGATTACATCCCCCGCTATGACGGGTCCAATTTCACCGCGCGCGCGCTCTCGGCGGCGATCGGTGTGTGTATCTCTGGGACCCTTTCAGCGGAGAGTACCGCGGCCACTGTTTATATTCCTTTTGACATGACGCTCACCGACACTCGCGCGTATGCCGATACTGCGCCATCGGGTTCATCAATCAAGCTTGACATCCGGCTTGACGGTGCGACCATTTACTCAGGAACCAAGCTCAATATCGCAGCAGCGGCCAATTCTGGGACCCAG